GGGACCAAGCAAGTCAGATTGTCCTACAACCACCCAGTCAAGGAATTGGTCTGGTGTGTCACTGAAGGTGTCTCCACTGGTCACGACTTGTGGAACCTTGGTACCGCGAACGGTGACGGTGATGTTGTCGTCAGCTCTGGTGCGGGTGCGGGTGTTGCTAACGTTGCCATCGGTACGTCCCAATCCGGTGCCCCAATGTTCCTCAGAGGCCCAGATGCCGGTTCCACGGATTACGTTGAAGAAACTGTCGGTGCTCTTTCGACTGCCAAGTTGGTCCTCAACGGCCAAGACAGATTCAAGGAGCAATCCGGTAAGTACTTTAACCAAGTGCAACCATTTGCCCACCACTCCGGTTCGCCATGCGCGGGTGTCTACTCGTACTCCTTTGCGCTCAAGCCAGAAGAACACCAACCAACTGGTACGTGCAACTTCTCCAGAATCGACAACGCGCAAATGTCGGTTACTTGCGGTGCCAAGGGTGACCTCGCGTCTCTCGCCCTCCAAATGTTCGCGGTCAACTACAACGTTCTCCGTGTGCAATCCGGTATGGGTGGCCTCGCCTTCTCCAACTAAGCATTTCTTAGTTTATTGAGTTTAGTAAAAAAAATAAAATTTAAAAAATAAATAAATGATTTAGATTTTAAAATTTAGAACAAATTTTAAAGTTTAATTTTAAGATATTTTTCGATTTTTTCAAGAACGTACCAATTTTGTTCCTTTTTACCTGATTCGCACTCGGCTATAACCTCTAAGGGTTCGTTTATTCTATGTGCAAGTTCGACTTGTGTATGACTTTTTTCAATGCGTGCATTTTGAATTTTTTTAGCAGTTTCTTTCCATATTAACATGGTTATGTTATATATTATAGCTTAACACATAAAACTCGGCGCAGTTTTTGCATGATTTTGTGATCTGGAATAGCTTTACCTGATTCGTATGAAGAGATGATATCTGCTGATACATTTATGAGATTTGCAAGTTCCTTTTGTGTATATTTTTTTGCGACGCGTGCCCTTTGAATAGTTAGCCCTGTTTCTTTACCAACCTTTTTATGCGTTCCTAACATAGTTTCGTCGAGTTTTTGTTCGGGTGTTTTACCCGAATACTGACTTCGTTTAGGTAATTTGATTTCCTGTCCCATGAACTTGACATATTTTTCCTTTTCTTTTTCCTTTTTAAAGGATTTACCATGTATAGTAACTTCTTCCCAATCTTGGTGAAACATGTTTTATGTTATAATGACTTAAAATTTTAAGTAATAATATAAATATGTTAACTATTTATTATGCGATTGGAACAATAGTTCTGATATCAGTCTGTTTTGTATTAAAAAACGGTTGGTGTTTGTGTGGTGATGAAAATAATGAAGACGATGAGGAACCTCGCCCAAAATACGAACCCAAACTCCCAAGAGGGTTGTATTGGAAACACTAATAGGAACCCTGAAATATAAAGATTTAACGTTTATACTATGATAATGGAAGGTGTTTATATATTTTTAATAGTTTTTGGAACTATCTGTGTTACGTGTGCAGTTTTTGAACCCGTTGTTAAATGTTATTATACGTGTTTTCCATACAAACGGGAACAAATAATTGAAGTATAAAGTTTAAACCTGTGTATATTATAAATGATTGAAGCATACACAGATGGTAGTTGTTTGGGTAACCCTGGTCCAGGTGGTTGGGCGTATATTATAAATAGAGACCCTAAAGTAGAAGATAGTGGGGGTAAATGTATTACGACGAATAATGTTATGGAAATGACAGCGATAATAAAAGTTTTAGAAAAGTGTTTGGAACTTGGAATTACATCTATTCGCGTTTTTACAGATAGTAATTACGTGCGTATGGGTCTAACGGAATGGTCTAAGAATTGGGAACGTAATAATTGGAAAACTTCAACAGGTGGTGATGTAAAAAATAAAGAAGAATGGGTAAAAATGATCGAATTAATGCGTAAATTTGAACTAGTTGATATTAAGTGGGTTAAGGCACATAATGGAAATAAAAATAATGAATACGTTGATAAATTAGCAAGAGACTATGCTTACTTATTTTCTAAGAAATAGTAATGGGAGCTACTCTACCAGAGCAACATCACTGGTGTCCAAAACAGGAAAAACTCCTCATAGGCTGGGCCGAAAAGGCCGCAGGCTACAGGTGGTTACATAATCACGCACGTATGTTTTATAAAAAACAAAACGATTGGTTATCATACCCATGTATAATTATATCAAGTATAACCGGTGTTGGTGGTTTTGCAGTTTTGAGTCCAAATGATGAAAGTATGTCTGATGCAAAAAAACAACAGATAATAGCAATTCAATATTTTTTTGCGTTTTTAAACGTACTTGCGGGCATACTTACATCTGTTTCCAAGTTTAATAATAGTTCAAAAATGATGGAAACGCACTCGGCGATGTGTATTCAATGGTCCAAATTCTATAGAAATATCGAGATGGAATTATCACTCGAAACTGAACATAGAGGTGACGTGAACGAATTCGTGACGAAGTGTCGCCAAGAATACGATCGTCTTTTAGATGATTCTCCGGATATTCCACCGAATTCCATAGATGCGTTTAATACGGCGTTTCCTAATAAAGAGAATAAACCCGACGTGTGTAACGGTTTGAACGTAATAGGTACTAATTTAAGTGGAGGTACGGATAGTGAATGTAATAAACGTAAAATTGTTAAATGGTTAGCTAAATCCAGACCAAATACACCCGATTTAGAGTTGGCTAGGAAAACGAGTACGGATGTGTCACATTCTGATTTACAATCATTTCCAACTAGATAGAAACTTACATAAAGGTAATAAGTACTAGAATAGTATAAATGATTGAATACAAAGAGTACGTTTTACGGTTAGTAAAAGTTGTATTTGGCTTAAAGTTTATGGTTGATGTATAAATGGGATCCTATAGCTCAATTGGTTAGAGCGCGGTGCTTATACATTACTAGGTATACCTAAGTGACTTTATCGTCACATACGCAACGCCGAGGTCGCGGGTTCGACCCCCGCTAGGATCATCCTAAAAAAATATTTTTATATTTAAATGCCGAGTGCACCTAAAAAGAAAAACCCAACGAAGTCTCGAATTTGTAAACCATCAAATATAGGCGTACCAGGTGGGAGTTCGGGAAAATGTCCAGGTGCGCCTAAAAAGAAAAATCCAACAAAATCAAGATTACCAAAAACGAAAAAAGTTACGTGGGATACTAAAGTTTACTTTAAAGAAATTACACCTATAAAAAATCAATCTCCTAAGACATATACTAAAAGTAAAAAATAAGCAAATTTAGATTAATTTCTAACGTGTTAAAGATTTAGCGCGTTAAAAATTAAATGAATGTATTAGCGTTATCTTATAAACCAAATAATTTTTACGAAAAAGCCGAGAATAGACGTAATAAGATTAGAAAAAAGGCGTACGAACAATTATATAAAAATAAAAGCATTTCTTTTATAGAAGATTACGATAATCCGAGATTAAGGTATAGGTTTTCGGAAGCTATTGTAGAAGCGCAAGAAAAATGCGCAGATTCGTCGTCTGACGAGTGTTTTTATGCATGGGACGAAGTTGATGAACTTGAAGATTCCATGATGCGTTTTGGTATAAATCTCTTCCCGGATTATAGTATGAGATACGGATCATTATTACGAAGTAATTTTAAACTTCGTTTTAATATTCGTAATATTGAAGATCACCACGTTATACCACTCCAGTTTAAAAACCACGAGGTTGTAAAGAAAGTGAATTATGATATAAATTCGGGTGATAATATAATTATGATGCCACGTGAAATTGGTAATTTGCGCAAAAATAGATTAACACACAATGGCCCACACAAAAAGTATAATATGTTTGTCGGTGCAATACTTGATTCGCTTATGTATGTTGAAAAACCCGACGCAGAATTTAAAGAGTTTGTTACCTTTTTAAAAATTGGGTGTCGGTTTAGACCTCAGGATATACCATGGCCTTAATTTAGTATCCGTATGTAAGAACTTTTGTTGTTTTTGTTGGGTACTGTCTAGAAAAGAATTCCTTGTGTTTCCAATCACTGTGACCAATGGTACTCGGACCGGAACGATCTATTTTCATGTATTTTCGTAAATCTTTATAGTAAATACGCGCACCGTTTGCGATAAGATCTTCGTGTTTCATATCAACATGGTTATCTATGGGAAAGAAGTCTTTATAGTATTTTTTCATATTTTCGACGTGTATAAGATAACATTTACAGCTTGATATCCATTTAACGCGTTCGATACCGTTTACGACGGGGACGCTCGTATCGATATATCTCGATAAACAGTGGAAAAAACACATTTCGAAATTATCTTTTTTCGTGTCTATAACCTTTTGTATTTCGTAATAAAACTGTTTGTTTTTTACAATTACATTATCTTCGAAAACAACGGCGTATTTAAGACCCTGATCGAAACATCGTCTATAAAATTCCATGTGTCCCATATAACACCCTATTGCACCTAAATTGAAATACGTTATGTCGGGTCTTTTATGGTTATTGTTATAGTGTAATCGTAACGCTTCGTTATAGTGTCTTTTTTCAATAAGTGATTTGTATTTTATTGCATTTGTTGGTATTTTTGTATCTTTACTGTATATGATTTCTAGTGGTATAGATGAATCGTGGTTTCCTAGGAAGTTTTTACGTCTCCTGGAAGACGTAGGGATAGTAATGAGAAAACACTTAAACTCGATTTGTTTTTTATTTACGTGTTTAAAAATGATTAATACTAAGAGTATTAAAATAGTTAATAGTACAATTAACATACTTAAAAGATACAAACAAAATAAAAATGGGAAGCTACTGTCATATAGTGGTTAGTATCTTGGACTTTGAATCCAATCACCTAGGTTCAAATCCTAGCAGTAGCTGGTAACGATGCCGTGGCCGAGTGGTCTAAGGCGCCAGATTAAGGCTCTGGTCCGAAAGGGCGCAGGTTCAAATCCTGTCGGCATCACCCGTGCGATAGCTCAGTTGGTAGAGCATTGGATTGTAAT